CTTGAAAAGCAAGTAGATGTCTGTATCCTGCATGAAGTGAAAAAACAAGCACTTAATAGAAGTGTACGGCACTATAAATTCTTTCTTTCTAAACATAAAACATTTAAACAACTAACTAGGAAAAATCATGAACGTAAAAATTCGATGGACAGACAGAGAGCGTGAACTTGTACTTAGCAAAGCCACGCAGCTTATGCACACCGGCGGCTATAACATCATGGAGGCGCTACGACAAGCACAACAGCAAGTCATAGTGCCTGACCGTAGACGGCCATTGATCTCACGTGGCTATTGTGTTGACCTTGTTAAAGAGGTTAAGCACCGTGCCGCCAATGTTGTGCCAGTTAAACCGGCACCAGTACTTGTACAGGCACCAAAAGTTGAAGAACCTATGCCTGCGTCTGTGTCTGTGCTTGATCACAGTACTTCCTTGGATAGTCTAATCAACGCATTGGCTAAGCAAGTCGCGGAGACCTTCAAGCAGCATGTAAAAGTGGCCATAAAGGAACTAGAACATGAGTTTAAGGTGGAGAAGCATAACCCAACATATGCAGCCACTGGCTCATTTAAGCCTAGGGTTGTGATCATCGGCTTGCTAGGTGACCAAGTGCACTCAATCACAAAAGAATTTCAGGACCGCTATGACATTAAATGCATTGATACCGATCGTGCTATGGGGATGGAGCCTCCTTCAGCCAATGCTTATCTACTAATGAAGAACTTTATCAACCATCCGTTGTACCACAAGTACCAAGTATATCCGCAGCATGTACTGATAGACGGTGGTATGTCAACCCTTAGAATGTGGCTTAATACGAAAGGACAAGAGCTATGAAAGAAGACACAATTAAAAAGACCTATGATGAATGGGTTGAACTTTTAAAGCACACCGGCAATGAGGCTATGCAATCCAACAGCTATGATGTGTGGATAGAGGCATTTCATACTGGCAGCATACTAACTAAAACAAAATGCGTTCAAGCCATTATGACTGAACTTCAGCTCGGTATGAGTGAAGACTTTGACGATGATGCTAGCATATATGTTACTGAAGTCAAACAACTACAAGCATCAATGCTTAAGAAAGTTGTTGAAATAATTAACGCCCAGCAGGCGTAGGTTGCTGTCCGCTATTGCCTTTGATGTACTCATTGGCATACTGTAGTGGGATAGAGCCTAGCCCTAGTGCTAACCCAGGTGCTTGTAGACCAGGAACCATAGTCATCAAGCCGCCTACGCCGCCAAGTGCTGCAATCACGGCACCTGAGGTATCACCTTTCATGTAGCGGTCATATGCTTCATAGAAGCTAAGACCTGCACCGGCACCACCTAATGCGCCTGTTGTGAATGGTGCTTTTAACACTGTGCCCATACGTGACAGTGGACCGGGTGCGGCTTGTGCCATTTTGGCTGCTGCTGCTGTTTCGGCTTGTTGCGTGGCTTGTGCTGTTCTTGCTGCCATCTCATCAGCTTTCTTGCCTTGCTCAATTAGTCGATCAACAGTAGATTGCACAGGCATGCCTGGTTCTCTTGTCGACATACCGAACCGCTTCTCATATTTTGAGCTAACATCGCCTTGTGCTTTGCCACGTTGATATGCTTGAGCTGCTTCTGGTACACCACCTGCAATTGTTTTGTTTTGTCCTGCCCAATTCTGCATCCACTTAGTGCCTGCTGTTTTAGAAGCAGAAGATTCCAGATCTGCAGGGTTAATGCCACGCTTTATAAGCTCTTGCTTAATGAACTCTTGTTTTGTGGCTTCTAACTTAGCAACTTCTTGCATCTTCTTTAATGCATCAGCTTGTCTAACTTCAGCAGATGGAAATGCAGCGGTTGCAACTTTTTGTACTGAAGGTCCTGCAATAGCGCCTGTAGCAGCAGCTAATCCACGTTCTTCATTCTTTGGCAAGCCAAACACAGAACCTTTATCAGGCACAGACACATCTGTAGTTGTTGATGTAGTACCAATAGGATTGCTAAAGATTGGATCCAATGCCGATAAGTCTGAACCTGTAGATGCATCAGATGCAGCTTGGCCAGGAGGTGTTCTAAATAGCGGATCTAATTCTTTTATGTCCATACCAACCTCTTAAGGGTTAAACTGTTTGGTTAGCTGTGTACGATAATCAGAGTAGTCTTTATTAATCTTGTCATACAAGCTATTACGATTAAAGAAGCTTGAAGGCGGTGCTGTAGGACCTGCCTTGTCAAGATGGTCTTGGTAGGCACCATACAAAGCACCTCGCTGTTTATTTAGTAGCAACTGGCTTCTTGCCCATAGCTGTACAGCTTTAGATGAATCTTGAATTGTTGCCATAGGCGCTTGTAACAGTCTTGCATCATTGTCCGTTGGGTTCACACCTAGCAAGCCTTTGTTAGCTTTTACATTAGATAAGAACTCAGATGCTAAGATGCGATTAATGTCACGAGCAATTTGTTGCTTCTCAGGCGGTAATCTCACAGTTTCTAAGAATTGCTGAACAGGTAATCCTGCTCTTACACTGTAGTCGCCTACTTGCAATTGTGCGCCTTCTTGAGCAACTCTTGCAAGGCCTGCAATCACACCTTGCTTTTGCATTAGTGCAAATACGTCTGGGTGCTTGGTTGCAAGCATGTCAAGATTGCGTAGATTAGAGCTTGACTGCTCTAAAAGCTGTGGTGTGTAGTTAATGATCTCATCACGCTTAGCAACCCACGGCTTATCAGCTTCTTCAACACGTTTCTTGGCAATCTCTGCTTCACCTTTTAACGACACTTGAGGGTTAAATGCATTTACTGTATTTGCTACGTTCTGTGCCATTTTGATGTCTGGCGTTGTGCCTAATCTAGTATTTTGAACACTAGGATTAGGTGCAATGTCTGAACTATTTAGCATCATTGATGCAGGCGGGGCTGCTACAGGCGCTGATGGTGCCGCTGAAGATGCTGAACTCTTTGCCATTGCATTGTCAACAAGTGCTTGTTTCATCTTGTCAACAGGGATAGCACTCATTGGCGATACTATTGCCGCTGGTGCTGGTGCAGCAGGTGGAACTACAGCCGGCTTTGCAGGTGGCGCAACAGGTGGCGTAGCTGATTGTGGGTTAAGCAATCTAAACTGTTGAGGAATAAGCTTTTCGACTCCAGGGGCTTCAGACATCATGCTTGCTTGTGAACCTGCAGCAGTACGACGTGATTCAAAAAGTTTTTGTTCTTCAATACCCATACCGTGCACATTCTTAACAATCTCTGCCACTTTAGGCGATAACACAGAGATCTTCATGTATAGTTCAGGCGTTATTTTTGAAAGCGCCGCAGCTGGTAATGTGCCATTAGACAATTGCTGTGCCACTTGATCAGGTGGTGCACCAATCGCTTGTGAAAGTAGCATTAGCGCTTTTGACTGATTTTCAACTTCATACTTCTGACCTGCAACTTGCAACTTCATCTGTGACAATGGAATTTCCATCTCTTGCTGACGTTCTTGCTGTGCGCCTATTACATTTGCCACTCTACCGACCGCTTCGCCTGAGCTGCCTGTACGACCTGGGTTAAATAGTTCGCCTGCTATTTGGAACATATTAGGGCCACGATTTGCCCTCATCTCTAATGCATCTAATGTCTTTTGAAGTGCCGCAAAATACTCTTTCTTTGCTGCATCATCGCCACCTAGCATAGAAGGTGCTGCCGGAACTGTTGTAGGAAGTGCCATGGTTTATTCCTTATGTGTACAGCGGATTGCCATAGTCATCGTAGGTAACATTACTAACCGGTGTTTCCGGGACTGTCGTGTCACCAATATTGAACCCACTATCAGGCGTTGGGTTAGGAACCATGTCGCTAGGCGACCCGCCAAACAGATCAGAAATGCCGCCACCTGCTGCTGTTAATTTACCGCCAAGCCAATTGCCAAACGATGTAGGCTGACCAGATGCTGATGTGCTTGCACCAGATAGCAATGCACCGATACCGGCAATTTGCTGTAATGGCGATGCTGAGTATGCGCCAGGAATCGGTCCAGTGTATGTTGAATTAACTGATGTAGGCACTTGATAACCACGTAAAGCAGCTGCACCAGTGTTTAATGTTTGTAGTGGAAATAACTGCTCATTTTGTGCAATTGTTTGTTGTTGACCACCCATAGTAGACAATGCATTAATGTCAGCTAAACTTAGATTCTGACCAGTAGTGGCTAAGCTACCTAGTTGTGATGCCGCACCAAGCTTGTTCGCCTGTTCTTGTTGGGCCGCACTTAGTGCTTGACTATAGCCGGTTTGTAATGCTTGTGACTGGGCTAGATTGAGGTTCTGCAACCCCGTGTTAATGGCTTGGCCTAGTACCTCGGCACCACGCTTTGAACCAAACTGACCAGCACCAACAGCGCCTGACGTTGCAGCAGGTGCTAAGAACTGTTGAATGTTTCTTTGGCCAAGATCACCGAGCGCATTTACCACATTCTCTGTGTATGGCGTCATAAACCGGTTAACATTGCCTGCTACATCTGCATTGCCAACACTAGATGCTAAACCCGTTGCTTGCTGTACCGTAGGTTGATATGTGCCAGGAAGTGCGCCAGTTGCTTGATATGCTTGCTGTTGTAGTGGTTGTGCACCAACATACTGAGCCGCATTTGGTCCAGTAGTTTGGCTGGTGACATTGCCTGCTAAATTACTTAAGTAATCAGTGTACCAACTAGGCGCTGTAGTTGTTTGACCTTGTGTGGTCGTAATATTCGGTAACGGACTGCCTTGTGTAATTGCCATGATTAACCTTTCATGTATTCAAGAGGCGACTTGGCTTTAGGCGGTATCTTTCCCGCTGGTGCTGATCGTTTGTGTTTACGTAAGTTTTGTCGCATTTTATCCAGTATCCTTGCGCCTGCATCATTTGATCCATTACCAAGTGCGGCAACTGTGTCGGCATCAAACACATATTCACCATCAGCTAGCATGGCCGGAATACTGTCAGACTGTCCATCACCTGCACCTTTCACATGGTGCCCAGTGGCGCCGGTAATGAACTCTGGATTATGCTCAGCTAAACCACCTTTGGCAAAGCCTGAGATTGTCTGATTGCTGTCCAACATGCTTAAGCCAGCCCGGGACAAAGCGCCGGAACCGGTTGCAGAAGTTAATCCTGCTGTATTACTAGCTGTGCCTGTTGTCTTAAATGGCATGCCTGATGCTGGAGCAGCACCTGTACCGGCATTCATCAAAGGCGTTGAGCCACTACTGCCTGCACCATAGTTGTAATAGCTAGCCGGCTTAGCCTTACCAGACAGAATCTGTAGCAATCTAGGGTCGACATTGGCCAACTGTGGGTATAGGTTAGTAAGTTCGCCTAGTATCATGTTTTGCTTCTCCAAAGGTGCTGCTGCCAACATGGTTGGGTTTGGCGCAGTAGGTAAAGCCCCTAGTGACGGGGTTGCAGATGTTGTTTGGCCGAGATTAGAGCCGCCTGTAGTGATTGTTGACAACCCTGACATAGGCGCAGATGTGCCTACACTTGCAGTAGGCGTTACTGTAGGCTTTACCGTAGGCGTTGCTGCTGTAGTGGTAGGTTGACCACTTAGATCTAACTGAATGTCGCCAGTATAAGGATCCCGAGGTGCAGTTATCACCATCTCAGGCATTTCAACCATTGGCGCTTCAGTCGTTATAACCGGCACTTCAGTCACTGGTGCTTCAGTCACTGGTGCTTCAGTCACTGGTGCTTCAGTCGTAGTTACTGGCAAAGCGCCTGTAGGCGCCGGTTCACTTGCCATGACTGTAGGCGTTGTGCCTGTATCAAGCATTGTCGGTAGATTGCCTGTTGGCACAGACTCATTTGCTGTTACAGTAGATGTTGGAGTAACAGGCAATGCACCAGTGTCAGCAACTACAGGTTCTGGCGTGGTTGTTTCTGGGATTGTCGTGATTGCAGGTGGCGGTTGATCTTGTAACTGTGCTTGAAGATTCTGTGCATCTTGATTAGGCGTAAACCAAGCATTCTGAAACTGATCATAGTACGAGCCTTCAGGCTTCTGATCAGCCATTGATGCAGGCATCAGGTCATAGCCAAATGGCGCTTTCACTGAATTTGCAGATGAGCTTTCAGCATAAATAGGCGCACCCGACATCTCAACTCTAGGCAGTGCACCATCAGTTGACGCCACTTGTGTGCCGCCTGGAACTTGTACAGGTTCAGCCACTTCAGTGATAGGCAATGCACCTTCAGTAGATGCTACCGGTGTGCCGCTAGGAAGAGCACCAGATGACTGAGATTCTTTGTACTGAGCTTTAGCCTCTTTAATACCTGCCATTAATGCACTGTCAACTAATGCTTGTGATGGGTCACCACCTCTTAGTGCTGCTGATACGGTGTTATTAACAATGGCTTGTTGCGCCTTTGTTAAACTGTCATAGCCCGGTATTTGTAATGTAATTGCTGGAGTACCTGACGATATGCCACCATTCATTAAAGCAGTAAGCGGGTCTTGCCCTCTAATGATGTTACCTGCCGTATTGCCTGCAATCTTTCCTTCAGTGGTGATCTTCGGTGGTATAGGTATTGTAGGAGAAGCTGCTCCTGTAGCAGGGTTAAAACCACCGCCTACGTCGATATTGTCAGGGCCTGTCACCCCACCAACTTCAGGCGCACTAACATATTCAGCAATATTATTTACAGCCCATGACGTGGCGCCTGCTTTTGCGCCAGACTCTAATGCATCATTAAGATCAGCGCCATTTGCAACTGCAACAGCAGTATTCGCTGCCATCACATACATAGGATTACCTGATGCAGCAGCGGCAATCTTTAACGATGTACCTACAGGGTCTTCTTCAAATGCATCGTATGTCTTCTGTACTGCAACAACAACAGGCGTAACAACTTCATCAATAACTGCTTGCCCAGTGTCTTGAATAGTTTCTCCTACATTAGAAACTTCTTCACGTACTGAGTCATCAAAATCCGCTAATGAGTCTGATACTGCACCCATATTATTTCCCCAAGTTCAGCACAATGCGAAATCCGCCATTGTCTTTTTTATACTCTTTAAACCCCATCCCTGGCATTGGAGGAGCCTTGGCAATTGCATGAAACAGCTTGCTAATTGCCGGATCTTCAAACTCAGTCACAAGCATGTCTATTTGCATTTCATTCTTGGCATACACTACATATTTCTTACTGTTGGCGACAAAGTTAGCAGCTGTATCGGCATTTAATGCTTTAAAGAAGCCCTGCTTATTTGCGCCTTTGTGCAAAATAAATACAGTATTGCCTATTTGCTTAACATCAGTATTTGGCTGATTTACTTCTGACAAAACACCTGTCATAGCAAACTTCTTTGGCACAGTCAAACGCGTGTTCTCAAATGCAATTGCGGCAATCTCTGCAAAATTAAGCGTTTGTTTTTTACTGTCTACCATCTTTGACATCTAAATCTCCAATGACAGCACAGCTGCCGAATACACATTGCCCATACCTGCGGCGATACTTAGTATGTCGCCTTGTGGCACATTCACATCTTCTGATAGGAATGTCTCATCATATTCCGTTCTATTGGCAATTGCAGGAACACGTTCATCAGACACAATGTCATCAATTAACAGCAATGTTTCCAACAAGCCACTGGCACCCATGGTATGGCCAATCTTTTGCTTGTATGAAGTAGCCACGTACTTATCTAACGTATATTTTAGTGCAGTCTTCTCAGCCACGTTGTTTGTCTTTGTGCCTGTGCCATGTGTCTTCACAATACCGATGTGCTCAGCAGGTGTGCAAGAAATATTAAGAGCGCCTTCAATAGCACGAACAAAACCTTGACCATCTTCACGTTGACCAATAGCATTTGAGTGGTCTTCGCTGGCCGTATAGGCACCCTTGAGGATGGCTATAGGGTTCTCTGATACATCATCTGCTTCAAACACAGCCAAAGCGGCACCTTGGCCAACATAAAACCCGTAGTTGGCACTATCAAATGCGGATGGAAGTATGCCGGTCTGCTCTTCTTTCCAAGACAAACAAGCTCTAGCTTCACCAAAAAAGTCTAGCACTGAATTAGTAACAGCATCTTCAACCGTTAGCACCACTACTCTTTTGAACCCGTAGTAGTTGATGAGGGTTTGGACATCCATAAGAGCTTTGAGACTGGATGCACACGCCGTGGCATCGGTAACAACATGATCTGTAGCGCCCAAAGCCTGCGCCGTTCTACCGGCGTACACTTGTGTGAGAGTGAATGGTAAAAATTTGTATTCATAAGATAACCTTGTAGGTGCCTTAGAACGTGGGTTAATGCCTGCAAAGTGTGAATTGCCGCTAGCAAGAATAAATGCTGTTTTACCTACAGGATTCTCACGTAGCTCTTTAACAAGTACTGGGTCTAGTACTTTTTCTGCAATTCGATGTGGCGCATAAAACATACCTGTCTTTACACGATCATATGTTTCTGGAAACCAATGCACTTTTTGCGGATAAGTAGCATCAGCCATCAGCTCAACATTGGTCGAGTAAGCAGTGCGATAGTGAGTAAGGTAGATCATTTAATCTGTTCCAATGCCCACTCGATAGATTCTGGATCACGCTTCTTGTTTAGCTCTATAAATGTGTGAAGTTCTTGCACAGTCTCAGGCTGAAAGTCTTTTGCTATTTCATCATCAATGTCATAGATCATGCCCATAAACATACCAATCATTAGCATATCTAACGAATCAAAGCAAGTCTCTTCAAACTTCTCTTCCATTGACTCAATAGGCACAAACTCGTGATGTGCAGGTCTAGCCACACGAGCAACCTTGTTAAGTAGTTCAATGAAGTTAATATTCATAGCGCTTAAATGTCAATTGCAGAATTTATAGCACCTACTAATGCTTCTGCCCAGTCTTGCCAGTCATCATAAATGTACGGCCCAGGTATACCCTCATTAGTAAATATATCAATTGCTTTTAGTCCTGCTGCCCATTCTTTCCAGTCAGTCAGCGCATTAGGTATTATCAACTGTTGACCGGCATACGCTTCACACATAAGTGCAGCCCATGACTGGAAGTCATGATAACGAGGGTCATACACAATTGCAAGTGCCATGTTAACTTCCGTAAGGGCGAACATCGCCTGCTGTTGTACTAAGCAATACTTTACCCATTTGATAATTACCGCCCTGAGTATTGCTAATAAACCGAAGACGAAGCTCTCTTCGCTGCTCTCTCATATCTATTTTGCCTGTTGAAGGCGTGAACACAAAAGGGTCTGACTCAACGTCAGCAGCTTGCGCAAAAGGTCTGCCTGTTACAACTACAGACATGTCGCCTTCTTGAATAAAGTCAGGCTCAATACGCTCAATTCTTAGCCAATAGTTATCGCCAACAGGCATTGTTTGTGCCGGACCGCCTTGAACCCACCCAATATCTGATGTTTCAAAATAGCTTTCAATCGCATTTACATTGGCATTACTAACTTCATCAGTACCAATCTCATGTTGCCATAAAGTAACTCTACCTGCTGTAGTATTAAAAGTTGCAGTCTCTATAATTGTTGCCGTTGCCGTTGTTGATAATGTTAACGTTAGGCCTGCAAATGAAAGAGTACCCGACACAGCGCCGCTATTGGCAACAGACAAAGTTATCGTAGTTCCTGCAATAACCGTAACCACAGCGCCAGCCCCAATACCGGTTCCCGTTACGGCTTGGTTTAGTAAAATACCAGTTGCGCTGTTGACCACAATTGTAAATGCGGCAGAACTGCCTGTTGCCGTGGTAGAAGCCAGTGTAGGAGTAATCACAGAAACAATAGCGCCAGAAGTTATGCTGGTAGAAACAACTAACTGCCCAACGGCAACTAAATTATTTGGCGCTATAGTAATACTGGTGCTTGCATTGGTTGTTGCAATTGATGCAGAAAAAAGCAAATCTTGTGTGCTTAAAGTTGCACCTGCGTTAATAGGGTACTTAAAGACTTGAGAAAAATACCCAGCAGTTCTATATGCGCCTAGTGCGCCACCTGCATCGTACCAGCAATCTTCACGTACGTTATAAATAATAGCATCATCACACTCGGTTGAATCACCAGACGGATAGAACCACCAGATTTCGCCAAAACGAGGAACTTTGTTAACATAGACTTTTTGACGTTGTGCATAGTTTAAATTGTCAAAGAAATAATTTTGATTAAAATTGTTCTTTATTTCTTTAACTACACCGTTGTAAAGCAAAAATCGATCAGTACCACACCAATAATAGATGCCATCATACTCAATAACAGATTGGCTGGATAAGATAGATGATTGACTAGAAATAATGTCATAGCGCCAATATAAAGTACTTGCACCTATAGTTGTAGGTGCGTATGATACGCGAATAAGAGAATCTAATGCCCAAAATAACCCTGATGGTGCATTAGAACCTCCACGCACAGGAAGCCCCTTAACAATCTTGGTTGATGATACATTGGTTTCATTAGCGTCTGCACTATTCCAGTCATACGGGTTACCTGCAGAACAATTTTTAATTAGCCCATTGTCGCCATACACAAAAACATACGGGTGCAATACAACCACGCCTCCAGCAACTTCAATAATGTCATTGGTTGGAGTTGAGCCAGAAGAGTCTACAAGAGGGGATAATGTAAGTCCAAAAATGTCACCTGCAAGAACTGGTGACAAGGCTGTTGCGTCAATTTGTGCTAAGTTTTGTCCGGCATGTGCTAGTAACAACTGATCGCCAGAACCCTGCGAGTCAAAGCTTGAATCAAACTGCCACAAGTTTAAATCATTTGCTGTGAAAGTGGTGATTGTAGCAACTGTAATAGAAAACCCAGAACCTGCACCACCAAGATTGGTGTTTGATGCGCTCAATGTATTGCCAACAACGTAGTTATTGCCATAACTTGTAAGAGTCACAGAAGTCACAGCACCACCTGACACAACAATAGTGGCTTTTGCACCAGAGCCAGAACCCCCAGTTAACGGTACAGCTGTATAAGTGGCGTTTACATAACTAGAACCACCAACAAGCGTGTTTAGCGTTAAGGCTCTTCCTGTAAAAGTAAACTGATTAACGCCAGACCCAATTCCTGAGTTATCAATATTAATAACTTCGAGACCGTTGTTGTAGCCATTAAAAACTTGATTATTGCCATCAACTGAATTAACATATATACCACGAGAATAGCCGTGCGTGTCTTGCGTAATGGCTCGATATCCATCTATCTTGCGAGGACGACCGCGCTGAAACCTTACCCATTTGCCGTCAGTATAGAAGTTTATGTCAAATACAGTTCCATCCCGCTGAATGCCAGGTTGAGTGTCAAGAGCAAAAACTTTTTTGGTCATCAGAAAATTCCGCCAGCAACACCACCAGTAAAGTTACCTGTACCCACAATGGCAAGCCCAGTTGCAGATAATGTTGATCTCAATACACCAAGAATTGTGTGGTTAAACTCACCTGAAGCTGCACGATAAATACCTGTTGTTGCTTCTGATGCAAAGCTTAAAGCAGGTGCGCCAACTGACCCATTTTGTAAACTTATAGTTGATGACCCGGCAAGAATTGTGTTGGCATTATACAGATTAACAGAGTCGCAAACCAGTGTGGCTTGAGTGCCAGTAGTCAAAATTGCCGTAGCGCCAGCACCAGTTGATATGGTTACTGTGTAGGCATTGGTCGTTGCATTCACAATATAGTACACCTGCACCGTTGAAGGCACAATAATTGTTACATTACCTGTTAAAGCGCCTGTGTATTTCTGAATGACATTAGACGCTTCAGAAGCAGTTAAAGTATACGTGCCTGTAAGTACAGCTTTGGAAAGTTGAGTAAACGCAAACTGTGTTGATTTACCTAACCCTACTGTGTAAAAAGTTGTGCCACTACACACAATAATGCATGAATCAGTAGGCTGAAGAATAATGGAAGTAGAGCCGTTTATGGTGTCGCCACTAGAACCTGCAACTGTTAATGCGCCTGACCCACTATTTCGCAAAAACATAAACCAATTATCACCAAGCGTAGATGCAAGAGTTAGTGTTAAACTTCCAGCACCGCCAGTCCATACATAAGTATTTGAGCGATCTGCAGCAAGCGCTGTGTAACTAGATGCAAATGTTGTAACTGGCTGCGACTGATTTAATGTTTGACCTATTGCTAATAACCCATAACCAGCCAAAGTAGCAGCATCAGCGCCTGATGAGCCGATGCCATATGCAATGATTCCCCAGGTCCCTGTTGTGGTCGAATTTGCTGTAATGTAGATATATTGCGCTTCACCTGCAGCCACTGTGACAATGGCGTTTGTGCCTGCATAGTCTTTAACAGTTAAGGCTACAGCACCGACATTTCGAATTAATGCATCTTGACCAACTGATGCTTGATTTGCAGGTGGCATCCACAGCTCATTTGCAGTTGAACTGGTTGATACTTCCATAATGCGAGCAGCATATATGTCAGTGCCATCACCGTCAAAAGGCCAAAAAAGCTGTGTGTCACTGGTAAGTGACAAACTAGCATAAGAAACATCTGTAGGTTGTATTACATTGCCAGTAAACGGGCTGTTGTATGTTGTCATGTATCAAGTACCGTTGTTTGACGGTCTCCAATTCTAGTTACATCTTCGGCTTTCAATGTCGACACAATTTGCTGATATTGAGCTTGCCACAGTGGCAGCCGTTCATCATTCTTAAGAAATGGCATTGCTTGTAAGAGTGAGCCATATAGTAATGCTTGAGGTGCATAGATAGTAAACCAGTTGGTCTGATTGGTGCTATCTAAGGGTTGTACACGTTCGTAGTAAAGAATTTCAAATACATATGCTGCAGCCGGTGTAGGCGCTACCAGCCAACGAGTATAGTCATAGTCACAATAGTACAAAGGTAAGCCAGTACTAGTGCTGTTTGGCCAGTACTCACGTAAGTACTCATACTTGCGCAAGTAAATAGGCGTTCTAACACCGTCAGATGTTACATTCATTGACACAGTTTTGTGCCAACGTACAGGCTTATCAAGCACCGGATTGCTTATAGTCATTGTGCTCGTTGCAACGTTTAAGTTACCTAAAAACTTTAAGTCTGCTGCAAGCGTTTGCTCACACAGCATAATGAACCTAGGGATTTGCGTAAGCGTGGCAGTATCTGTACGCTCCAAATACTGCTGTATATCTGTGACTAGGCTATCATATGTCATTACCGATGCAGTAGTCATACAGTGGCGTCCTTTATGCTAACACGATTATATGGCTTAAGCATACACTCTAGTACCCGCTTTGTCAATTATTAAAGCCTGCCGACGAGGTGTGCCGCTGGCTGCATTAGGGATTGATATATGTGTCCACCGATCAAATTCTCGTATGACTTGGTCGTAACCTATGCCTGCTGCAATTACGGCTTTCACGACCTCATCTGGTGTCATTCCGGGTACTCTTAGATCGGCCGCACAACCGACTCTGTGTTGGCTAGTATCTTTTGAACCTACCGCGTCATTAACCATTTTAGAGCGGAACGCAGAGTTAACCATGATTGGTTTACCGCCAAGTACGCCTTTGACTGTTTCAAGGAATTCAGCCAGTCTTTTAAGGTTTGCAAGTTCTTGTTCATTTGGCGTATTGTCCAGTTCTCTATGGTCAGTATGCGTTAGTTCATCAAGTGTGAAGTGTTCTGATAAGTTCATTTCTTAGCCTTCATGTCCATAATCTTCTCTAGCGTCCTACCACCGAAGTAAAACGACATAATTAGCATTCCCCATTGCCCAAGCAGCTCTACATAGTTATTATTGACCTCAATATCCCATGCGCTCATCATGGCAAAGGTTGTGTAGGTAAGCAGTATAAACACCAGAGTCATAGGACGAATGTTCTTGGACAGCCAAGAGTCGGAACCCATGTCTGCTTTGAGACGCTCGGTCAACTCATGTTGCTCAGACACATCTGCATTGAGTTTTGCCAACTCGCCGTTTTGTTGCATCTCAAGCAGTTTGAGTTTGGCTTGCTCCGCCTGTGCTGGGTCAGGAAAGACCTTATCTAGTATCTTCCCACCAATGTCTAAAAGTGCGCCGATAGGTATCATTTCTGTTCCTTTAGTTCGCGTTTGAGTTTACGCA